TGCTTCTCTTTCTGCTTCTCTTTCTGCTTTTCTTTGTTGACGTTCTTCTCTTCTTCTTTGCACCAGTTGTTCCTGTTCTTGATTTCTTGCTTCTTGCTCTGCTTCTTGCTTTTCTCTTCTTTCTTCAGAATCTTTAGCATATTCTTCAGAATCTCGTGCTAAATTATCCTGATAATTTTGAACATATTCTTTTTGTTTATTTGCAAGTTCAGCACGTCTTTGTGCCATATCTTCTGAAAATTGCTGAAAATATTTCATAGTCTTTTTGACTATTTATTCCTTTATGTTAATATGGGCGACTGGACTCGAACCAGCACTGATGGAGGCTTAAACTCCATGTCTCTTCCAATTGGACTACGCCCACAAGACATTACACTTATCCGTATGCTATGTGGGCATTACACCCAGTATACTGACAGTTTATAATGGAGTAAGACACAATTTCCGTTGTGAATATTCAAGGGGGTTTATCCTCACCAACAGGGTTTCGGTATATCCGAACCGATGAGCACCTTGATTGGAACGTCTCAAGTTCCTAATGCCCGTTGTCGGTTACGATCCGACCTTCTATCTGTTATGAGCAGATCGCCTTCACCAGAGGGCCAAACGGGCAAGGAAAGAGTTTATAAAACTCCCCTGACTACCAAGTCTCACGAGCAGATGATGAACTACTGTGCTTCGTTATTATTCTCAGTGTATATTCGTATAAGTTCATCATTTGCAGGTATCATTATTGCTGCTGTACCATCTTCTTTGACAATGCCAATGTGCTCTCCGTTTTCTACCCTCTCAAGGAGGGAATCGAAGTTTTCTTCCCATTCTTTCAAGGTAAAAACTTCCATTTACACCTCCAGTGGTTCTGCATAAACCAAAGCATCTTCGGGACAAGTATTATGGATGACCTTAAGAACATTCATGAACTGGTCTACAGTATCACAAACAATTTCTTTGGCGTCTCCTTCACTAGAATAGATGTAGAATGTGCGTTTGGTAGGGTCTACAACACATTGTGTGAGAAATTCGTCTTGCATCTTGCCTTGGTTGCTTACCTTGATATTATAAGGCATCTGAGTGCTGGTGTCAAGTGTGCCAGTCAGGGAAGTGGTCAAATATTTCTGATTGTATTAATTGCAGATTTCATTTCAGAATTTCTTTCTTTTAATGCTGCCACTCCTCTTTTTTGTCCATATCTCTCTATCTCAGAATATCTTCTTTCAGTTTTTATAGCATTTACATTTGTTATATTTGATGGTAATTGACCTCTGAGTGTTGTAATTTGATTTTGTAATGATACAATTTCATCATTATAATCAATACAAACACTACCGGTACATGGTAATCTAAAACAACTCTGAATAGTTCCATAAAGTGTTCCAAGTCCTGCTTGAGAACTATCATTCTCTGTAAATACTAAAAATGTTCCGACCCCGACATTAGAAGAACTTAATAATGAAGATGTTTGTCCTCCAAATGGATCGAGTCCATCATATGATCCCGATGAGAGATTTTCAGAATAATTTTTTACAGTATCTGGATATACTGTTGTTGCTCCAGTTGTTGTTCCACAACCAACATTAAATGCACTCGTAGCAACAGAAACAATTTGTTCTTGTAATGAATTAATTTCTGAGGTAACTGATATTATTTTATTTTCTATTGGAATTGTAATTTCAGTAAACTCACCAATTGTTTCTTCATATTTTGGTAGCTCTGCCTCAATAAATCCAATTGCAGTTTTATTTGAAGAAACTCTATCATCTAGTTTTTTAATTAATTTATCACTCATCTATTTTTCTCCTTAATTCATCAATTTGATTTTGTTGTTCTTTGATTGCTTCAACTAAAAGTCCAACCACATTTTGATATTGAACTCCTTTATATCCATCAGGATTTTCACCAACAACTTCAGGAATAATTTTTTCAATTTCTTGAGCAATAAATCCTATTTGCTTTTGACCAGTTTCTTTATATTCAAAAGAAACACCTCTCAGTGCTGATACTTTTTCTATCGGATTTGTAATAGTATGTATATTCTTCTTTAATCTCTCGTCAGATGATGGTAATGCCTTTCCTAATGCAAGTTCTGCTTCTAAATCTTTACCATTAAGTTTGACAGTACCGTTAAGATTAACAATACCATTTATGGAGGTAACTCCAGTAATATTATTAGTTCCGGTGCAATTTATATTAACAGATGTAACAAGACCACCAAAATTCAATAGATATGATAATGGTGTCGCAATAATATGAGGAGGAAGTGCTTGACTTGGCGTAAGTGGGTTTGGGAGAAGAAACTTCGTTCCACACATTAAACTTTCACCTAATTCTGCCGAAACACTTTCTGCAATTAATGGACCACTTACAGATACTGTTGACCTAAATCTTGTATCAAGATACTGAAATTTATTGACTCCCTTCTTTGGAAAACTTGGAAGTCCAAGTAATGTAGTAAGGGTATTAATAAGAGTACCGACTGCCATAATTATCCTCCAATAATTGATGCTATAAAGTTTCCAATTCCGAAAGATTCTGTTATAAAATCAGTACCAAGAGGAGTTGGCGCATATGCTCTTGCAGTAAATGATAATGCACCAGAAAGATTTCCTGAAAATGTATCTCTATCTATCTTATTCCCACTCATTATAATTCTACCAGAACCAGAAGTTAAGTTTAGATTTCTTCCTGCTTTTATATCAACATCTTCAACTCCTTCGATCATTATATTTTTGCCTTTAATTTTAACTGTCCCATTTTGCATCGCAGTAATCCACACATCACCACCACCAACTCCAGTAATACATATATCCACATTACCATCGGAACCTTTTGCTCCACCGGCAATTTCTATTCCTCGATCATTAATAATTCTATATGCACCACTTTCAGTAAATGTTTGTAAATGAATATCATTATCATCATTGAATGCATATAATTGATATACACTCTTACCATCTACTCCGATATCAGGATTATTTATATCAATCCTAAAGTTTGGACCCCATGTCTCATACAATCTTGCTTCGTAATTTTTATCTGCCATTTTATTAACTTATACAATCAATGACTCGAATAACTTCTTCTTGTGATGTGGTATTATCAATTTTACCAAGAATTGGTTTGAAAACAGCACCTAAACCAGTTTCAGAATTAATTTTAATAGTAACCAGATCTGGAACCTCAACCTTATTTATTGGGGATACAAAAACAATCCTCCCAGTAACATTACTATCAGTAGTTAAAGAATCGGTATCAGTAGTTAAAGAATCGGTATCAGTAGTTAAAGAATCGGTATCAGTAGTTAAAGAATCGGTATCAGTAGTTAAAGAATCGGTATCAATAGTAAAAGAATATTCATTTCCAAAATTATCGACAATAGTATCTGTTGCCTGATAACCAATGCCACTAGAAACTATCTCTACATCAACAACACCATACCCACCCTCACCATTAACTGGATAATTTTCGCCAGAAGATACCATATAGATAGAGGTAATTTGACCTTCATTGTTAATTGTAGATCTTGCTCTTGCACCATATCCAATTCCACATTCATCAGTAATTTCTACAAATGGTGGGAAACGATAACCAGAACCTGCATTTTCTAAAACAACTCCTATAACATTTGCAGTTTTATTTACATTTTGCCCGATAGATGTATCATTAATAATTCTTTCTACAGTTGGTCCTAATATAGGAATTGCAGATCCTCCGGTTCCTCCACCACCAAATATTTTAATTTGTGCAGAACCACAACTAGTAGGATAAGTAGTAAGACAATTTCCAAAATCTCCAGTCCTACCTTCAATTAAAGAATCACCATTGAAAATATCAACAACATCAGTAATTCCACCAGTTAATTCTTGAATACTTGTTGGAACTCCTTCGATTGTGTTTATTACATCATTAGCAAGTGCTCCGGCAGTATTGACAATATTAGAAATATTTTCAAATGATTCATTTATATCCATTGCTTCTTTTGTACCTTGACCAATAATCCATTCTTTAGTTCCATCACATTTTGTATTAACCTGATTACAATCCAATAATCCTTCAAGACTATTGAAGAATGATATTGCATCCTTTGCAACTGATATAATATCGATTGCTCCACCCAGAAGACCCGAAAGTCCACCAAGAGCACCGGATAATCCTTCTGCTATGCGATCAACAACACTATTTAAAAGTGACCCAACAAACTGATCAACAATACAAGTTACAAATCTATCAATATTTTCCAACATCGAAAGAAGTAATTCACGAATTAAAGTGACCAATCCTTCTAACACTGCATTCGCAACACATATTAATGCTTCTTCCAATGCACTGATAGGAATAACAAATGCTTCAATTGCTTTTGATGCTGCTATATGTGCTGCTGCTGGACCACCTGCCGGAAGAATTGCACTATATACAGAAGCATAAAGAGCATTAAGTGCTACAGGAATAATTCCAGGTTTATTATCATCACCAACTAAAAATTGTGTAATTGCTTTCATTATCTCACCGACCAACCAACTCAAAGATGCCTTTATAAATTCCGCAACTTCATCAATTTTATCCTGATATTCACTTAATTTTCCTTGACCTTCTTGTATAAACTTAATTAAATTCTCTAATGCTTCCTCAATATTTGTAAGAGTCGTATTTTCACAAGTATTTGCCGGAGTAAGTTTGACTCCAATTGAAGTACCACCGGCAGCAGCTCTACCTACTTGAGATGCTTTTGATTTTGGAAGTTGAACCGGAGGTTCTTGAGATGTTTTGTTAGACTCATTTGCCTCATTTGCGGTTGATACCTCTTTATCCGGTTTTGGTATATTTGTTGTATATCCAGTGAATGGAGAAAATGGAAACTTATAATCACCTTTCGTATATAAATCAGTATTGCCAAGTATTCCCATAATAACAGGGTTCTGTGCGTCATCTCCATCCATAAAAAATCCAAAGACAACATCGCCTGGTCTTATCTTTGTACTTTTTGCAAAATTTGATCCTCCACTACCATCAGCAGTTCCGAGCATAATTAGTGCCCAAGGCAAATCCTCATTCTTTAAACCTGACTCACTATCATCAAGTGGATGATATCCCATTATTCTAACTTTTATCCTATTTCCCCATCCTTCTCCATTAAATTGCTCACCCATAGATTCCATTGGAGGAATTTGTCCTATCCACCAACGAAATCCATCTCTACCAATAAAATTACTTTTTAAACTTGATTCTTCTATCATTTGTCTATTTTTTTGATTCCAAAATTGTCTCTAACTAATTTTAAAGAAGTGTATGAACTATTAGGTTCAAAATGATGGCAGAGTTCCTTTATTATATATGGCCCACTTGTTTCGGTATCAATTTCATTTTCATCTTCTGATGAAATTTTTGGAAATCTACAATCAATAACATCACCAGCACTGAGATTAGTATTACATGCCACCATCATACTGATTGATTGAGTAAGTAATAGATTATATCTCATAATGGATTGTGCTTGATATGTTCCAGGATCATAATTCAATTTTTTTGAGACACTAGAGTCTGCAGTTCCAATGCTCAATACTCCAGTGATAATTCTAGTTGGAGCATCTCCCAATGATTCATTAGAATTTTCACTCATTTTCGGTAAAGATATTTTTCCTTTTGAACCAAGATTCTCAATTTTATCTTGATATTTTTTAAATTGAAACTTTCTTTTTTCTGGTGGAGTTACTTCTCCTGTTAATGGATTAAAAAATATCGTTTCACTAGAATATGCTCCCAATCTTAATTTTTCAATTAAGTTTTGATTTTTATCAGTAAAATAATTTAAAATTTTAAAATCATTATTTGTTTCAGTTTCATTTACATTAACTTCTGTATAATAATAAGGTGTATTTTTATTTTTTGGTTCTTGCTTCATTAAACCATCAATAGATTTAAATTTAAATCCATCTTTTGTCTGATAAAAAACAAATCCTGCACTAGAATCTCCAGAAGATACTGGAACAGATTTTGATGCTAACCAAACTAAAGTAGTAAAAGGTTTTCTTGAATTTCCAATAAATGGATATTTATTTTGAGATTTTTCTATACCTTCAGTATCAAATTTTGTGGTTTTTAAAACATCTTTTAAAATTTTTGATACGGATTGATCAATAGTTCCAGTATATTTTCTTGCGACTCTTGTAGTTTCATTTGTGATTGCCTCTCTTGAAACTAGATTAAGTAGAAAACTTTCTCTCTGAGATTCAGAAATTACATCAGTAATACTAGAAACATAAAGATACTTGCTTGGAGTTGATGCAAAATCAAGACCTTTCTTTTCATCACCTCTATCTAAAACTTTCATACGAACTCTCTCCCCACCTCTTAAAGGAAGACCATTATATATCGATTGTAATTTACCACTTTTCTCACCTTCAATCGAATCTCCAGTATTAATCACTCTGATTTTAGCAGTGATTGTTGGTGAAAAAATATCCTCATAATAATCAATCGAAACAGCACCTAACTTCAGATCAACAATTCTCTGTTTATCATTAGATTCTAATATTAGTATTTCGTATAGCGAAGATCCGGATGCTGACATTTAAGTATATGCTAAATCTGTTAGTAATTTTCTTTTCATAATACTATTTAACGAGGCACCCATAACAATAATTGGAGAAGATCCTCCAGATTGACCCATCATCATTGGTGGTGGTGCTTCTTCCTCTATAATTAAGATTGTATTTTGTGGTCCTGTCGAATATCCAATATCAGGCATTACACTAGGAGATCGAGAGATTGCACTTGATCCATGTCCTAATCCTGCACCACCAAATCCAGCATTTGTTAATACTTGCCTTACTCTTGCAGAACCATTATATTCTCGTTGTCCGATTGCACCACTACCACCCCATTGTTCTCCAGGAACATCAATTGCCAGGTTTGCTCCGTGCCATCCAGGATCATTTTCTCTCCCAATATACTCACTACCTATTTTTATTCCTGCCGCACGTAATGCTGCCTTTGCTCTCTCTTTTTCTTGTATAGTTCTAAAAGCAATATGATCATGGTAATTATATGCTCTTCCATGACCACTATATTCAAAATTTGGATGCCTTCTGTCTCCTGTAATATATTCTACAACATTTCCCCCACCACCATATCTTCCACCACTACCACCTTTTTTATGTGCTCTTGCTGCAGCAGAAGCCTCTGCTTTAGTAACACTTCCATCATTATTTCTATCCAATCCTCTGTTTTGTGAATATGCTCTAGATCCAGGTCCATATCCAGCAATTGCTCCTCTACCAAAAAGAACAAAATTGCTGGGTTTACCTACAGCAGCTGGAAATAAAATTGACATATAAAGGTCCTCAATATTTCCACCTTGAATTCCTTTATTCGAAAAATGCTTATCAACATACTTTAATTGCTCTGTTCTCGACATCCTTGCAAGTGCTTCAGTTGTAGTTCCTAATCCTCTTGCCGTGGAATTCGTGAATTGAATCAAACCTGTAGCACCAGAACCGGCCATGTTTTTCTTTGCTGGATCGAAAGTGCCACCAGTCTCAAAACTCATTACAGCATATAGATCATCTTCATTTAAATCATATTTTTTTGCAAGATTAGTAACTGCTGTTGTAAATTCAGTATCAGATGATACTTCTTCAGGCACTTCTCCTGGAGTGTAACTCCCTCCACCAGAATCTTCTCCCATTTCATCAAGCATTGCCCTTTTTGCAGAATCAAAATCATTTGACATTCCCATAAATGCTTTCTCCAAATCATCCATCGACTTTTTAATCTTTCCAGATTGATCCGTAAAATCAAAACTTTTTATATTTTCAAATCGTGCAACAATATTATCTTTTAATGCCGTAAACCATTTTCCAACATTCCCAATAAAACTCTTTAAACTATCAATAAGAAGATTTATTCTCTTTTTTAAATCTTCAACAAACTTTATAATTTTTGGAAGGTTATTAAATAACCACCCAAGAAATAAAGTTCCAATAAAATCTAAAATTTTCTCAAAAAAACTTTTACCCGGAATTGATCCAAGTCTAGGTTTTTTTATACTAAAAGTTTCTATAGTTTTTTCTTTTTGTCTTCTCTTATTTCTCTCCATAAGTTTTTTATTAAAACTTCTACTTCTTGCAATATTTTCTCTTTTTACTTTAGTCTTTTTGAGAACTGCTCTACGAAGCATTCCTCCACTTCTACCAACTCCCCTTGCTCCACCAGAAAGAACTGAACCAGCACCTCTGGCAAACATTGAACCTATTCTAAGTGCTCCTGCTGCTACTGCTGCTACTGCCATCTTAACCTACCACATTATAGAGAAGTTGAGAATACATTGTATAGAAATTACTTGGATCTGCCGAAGCAATCAATGGAACATCAGTTGCAGATCCACTCTTAAGTGGTTGTCCCTGCATTTGTCCTCCAGAACCTCCAACTTTCTTATAAATTACGGTTGTATTTCCAGCACTAGATACTGGCCCTGGTGCTGGCATTGAAGAAGATGGAGAAGAAATTTGTGCCGCAGGCATTTCTCCTGGTGCTGCTGGTGTTACTGCTGCTGGTGTTGATGCTGCTGGTGTTGATGCTGCTGGTGTTGCTTTAGAATCATATTTTTTATCTTTTCCTTCATATGGAAATATTTTACTTACTAATCCTGTGGGATCCTTTTCTCCTATACTCATAACAGTATTATTAAATCCTTTGAAGAAATTATTGTCCCAAGATTTATCCCAATTATTATCAATTCCTGCCATAACTTTATCACCTAACCAAGCACCAGCAGTTCCACCAGCAAAAGAAGTTAAAATATTAAGTCCAGGAATTGGAACCGATCCACCAAGAATAGCAGCACCACTGGTCATTAATGTTTTTAATATTGCAGGGATAATTGCTTGTGCTGGAGACATTCCCATATTTGCTCTTTTTTGAATATCAATAACTCCAAATAATAGAGGAAGAAGTCTAGATAGTACCCCCACTTTTCCAAGTGATGTTCCAATTTTTTTTAAATTTTCTGGTTTAAAAAGATCAAGTGCATGTTTACCAAAATTAATGAATGGTTTTGAAGCCCATCCAACAAGTTTTCCCCCAGGACTATTTTTTATAAAATTAAGAACTCCTTTAATTGCTTGTATAGGAGTACTTCCCGTAAATCTTTTAAGAATATTATCAATTATTTCTTTTCCACCACCTCTAAAAAATAATCTTGCCTTATCTCCAAGATTTGCTTTTCCTTGAATTTTTCTTGAGAAAGAATCATTATATCTACTAATACTAGAATTACTTCTTAATGGTCTTCCAGTTGTTGGATCTACATTTTTTCCATAATTTAATCTATTATTACCTGCTGCTCCCCCAGATCCACCACCAGCACTTGGTTTTGGTTTTTGATTCGTTGGTTTTGGTGTTGTCTTTGGTAGTTTAGGATTTAAAATTCTTCCAAATGTTTTTCTCCAAGCAAACTTAAGAATTCTTTTTGCTAATGACTTAAGGATAATACCAATAACAAGAAGACCACCATTCAATAATGCGAATATTCCACCAACAGTTGCAAGAGTTTCTGTAACATTTTTTTTAATTTCTTCTAATTTATCAATATTACCTTCTGCATTTGCTTTTATTGCCTCTAATCCTTGATTTGTTAACCACCCTCCAAGCAAAGTCATGAAGAGTTCCATCAAGGTTCCAAGAACTCCTCCTGCTTTTTTTCCTACTGCTTTTACTGGAGAAATTAGTCCTTTGGTTATTTTTTTCTCTAATTTTTTCTCTTCACCACTTCTAAGTTTCTTTTCTTCTACTTTTTCTACATCTTTTTCATATTGTTTCTGTGCCTTCTTCTCAAGTTCTGCTTCCTTATTTAATGTCTTTGCCAGAAAAGAAACATCATTTTCTAATACAAAAACTCTTTTAGATAAAATTTTATTATCAGATTTATTATCTGATGCTTTTGATATGGAATAAACATTTTTTTCTAAACCAGAAAATCCTTTTTCTAAACCAGAAAATCTTTTTTCTAAGGATTTAATATCATTTTTATCTTTTGGTTTATTATCAGAGGCAATTGAGGATGTCTTTGGATTTATAAGTGCTTCTGATTTCTTAAAAACATTTTTAGATGGTATGATTTTAGATGGTGTTCTTACAAGTGCTCCTAATTTCTTAAAAACATTTGCAGAACTTACAATTCTTTTTTGAAATAATAATTTTCTCTCTCCAGCAGATAAGTACTCTCCCGTATAAGGATTTACCTTAGTATTAGCAAATTTACTAGGAGAAATTTTACTTCTCCTCATATTTAATTGTGGTGCTCTGTAAGATTTATTGGTTACCACTGTTTTGCTGCTGTTTTAATTTTTCTTCTTCAATATATTGCTCTAATAAAGTGAGGTAAATGTCCTTTTCCCAAGGTAACATATTTTCTAACTCTGTTAAGCTATATTTATGATGCTGCATCAGGGCAAATGTTATTTGGTAGTATGACGCAAGGTCAGTGTGCGCCATACCTATGCGAAAAAACTGGATAGACCTTCCAATACAACATCACTTTCGACTCCAGTATTTGGATTTTTTAGTTTTACAGTATGTGAAAGTTTTGGCATTGTCTCAAAGAAATTCTCAACTTCTTTAAATTGTTTGGAACTCAATTGCTCAATAAAATCAAGCATTTCCTTCTTACTAAAATCAGAAGAATTCCATGACTCTTCTTCATTATAAATTTGCTCTACTGAAGAAGCAATTAGTTGGAATGACTCATCCACACCAAACTTACCATCAAAACTAAAATTAGATTTAATGAACTCATCTAGAGAAGGATACTTCATTCTCATAGTTAGATTTTCATCTAATACAATATCTCTCGAATGATTTTTATCAGATTGAACCTTGATATCATCGAGATTGATAACTACAGAAACTTGCGTCTCCTCATCATCAGGACAAGTCAGCAATACTTCAACATCTTCTCCGACAGATTTGCCTCTGATATTCAAGAAAAGATATTCAATATCAAAAGTGGATAGTTGTTCTACTTTAATACCTCTAGAAAGAATACAATTGCCGATTACAGTTTTAATAGCAGTCGTAATCTGTTTTTGATCTTCAGATTCCATCGCAATAATTAGAATCTTTTCTTCCTTAACTAAAAATGGTCTGTATCTAATCTTCTTTTTAGTCGAAGGCAATTCCAACTCATAAATTGGAGTATTAATTTTAGGTAAAGGCATAAAAACCCATTATAAGTTCAGTTGTGATTATTTAGATGGGTACACCTGTAGCAGAATCACGAGGTATAAATTCAGTACCTGGTCCATAGGTATTCCCATATTCGATATATGGATTTACTTCAATAGGAACAGATTAAGTTTTCACAGATCCTCGATTATTACTAGTTCCATCTTTCACACTCTTCGATGTTAATTTACCAGAAACATAACGTTCATATTCGAATGAAGCACTGACTTTTAATATATCAGAAGTTCCATAAGAAACTGGAATAGATGTTAAATTTTTTGGAAACAACTTAAAGAACTTATATTCCAATTCTTTATCTCCATTCCTATCAAATTTTATAATTTTTGTCTGATCGCATTTATATTGTTCTGGGAACTGCATTCGATAATAATATCCAGGACCAGCAGATGGTGATTCGCCCCCACTTACAATATATTCCATCCAGTGCTCTAGAAACTTAATCATTCTATAATCAGAATCAACATAAAATTCTAATTGCATTTCAGTAAAAATTCGGGTATGTGCCATCTTCTCTTGCATACCCATAAAGTTCCCATTAATATCCGCAGTTGCTAATGAACTACCAGGAATGGAAGCAGAAGAACATAATAAACCAGATTCTTCTGTAATAAATCTCGTATTTACTCCTCTTTCATTTAAATATCCACTTAAATAATTATTCAACCCACCAAACATGACTTGATAATGAGATGTCTGTGCAAGATTAGTAATTAAGGGTTTAAATTCTGATATTTTTTTAATTCTCGGCACTCTAAATACCTATAAGACTACTTGATTATTAGTTATTTAGATGTCATACTGTCCAGTTTGCGATAAGTCTTTTTCATCAATTCGCGGATTGATAACGGAGAGGTCAAAATAATGGCATCCTATAAAGGAAGATACCAACCACTATACCCTCAAAAATATGTTGGAGACCATAGAAATATTATATATCGTTCTCTATGGGAGCGCAAATTTATGAAATATTGTGATACAAATGAAAATATATTATCTTGGAGTAGTGAAGAGGCCATAATTCCATACTATGATCCAACTACAAATAAAGTAAGGAGATACTTCCCAGATTTTTATATCAAATATAAAGATAATAACGGAA